CTATACATCACTTCGACGTTCAGTTATTGCTTGTTGTGCGACTTTTGTAAACGCCATGTCCTGCATGGGTAATCTTAAAGTTGATTTTTTGAAGTGAAACACTGTTAAAAAGCTGTAAAAAAGAGATTTAGCCATTTTCGATTTTTCAAATTTGTGAGATTTAAATATTAACGGTATCAAAAACGGTATCACCCCACCTATTGCAGGCGGGGTGTTTCCATAAAAAATACCACACCGTGAGGGTGTGGTGAGTAAATAGGCAACCATCGCAACAGTTAGCTCCTCACGCTATAACTGAGTAAATTATAGAGTAGATCGTTTATCAATATTATAACATAAAAAAAGAGGGTAACCATTACGGCTACCCTCTAATCATGTCGTGGATATACATAGTATATCATATTTTACTTTTGTTATCAGAATACTTCTTTAACAATCAGTCTTTCATGCCAGATCCATTCGTTATGATTATTCCAATAGATACGACACCAACCATCAATGATTTCAAATACATAAATTAACGTGCCTGGTACATATTCGGCTTGTCCGACGTCAAAACGATAATTTGCACGGCTATCACCATACCGTGTTGCCGATGTAGCACCTAAACCGTCAACTTTTGCATTAAAATAAGCACCTTTTGACCATTTGAGGTTATACGGCGCTCTACTTCCACTGATAATCTTACTAGCTGAATTGCCTGCCGCTTTATGTGATGGTGGACTGATTTTATTAGCGATTTTAGAAGTGGTATTCTCTCTTTTGTAATGAGGGCGTATAAAATGCGTACAACCATAATAATTATCCCATCTTAACTTTGCAGGCGTATTTGCGTTGCCATCGAAATTCTGTTCTAAAATCAAAAATTGATTTGTGTTACCACTGTTGTATACGATTCCAATGTGACCGTATTGCTTATAAATACCTTTTCTAAACACCGCCACGTCGCCTACTTGTGGGACGAATGAAAGTGTATTTTCATAGACTGTAGCCATATTTTTAAAGTCGTTGTTAATCGCATCTTTAGCGTTACCCCACATGCGAATGCCTAACAACCAATAAATGTAATCAACAGCTAAATCCATGCACTGGTATGCCCAATAACCATCAAAGTCAATGTATCTACCTTCATACCAACGTAAACGACTTATTGCTTCACTATATGTTTTCATGTCATTCACCTCTCAATATTTTTGTCTAGGTTCTTCATAATTAAGTGCTTGATGACTGTCGCTAACTCCTTGTGTCGTCGGGTCTTGAATAACACCCATTAAAACTAGAATCCCTAGAATACTGTTTAACGCGTCTGTCAGTTGTTCTGTATAAACTTGAATGTCGTATCCCAAAACTTTAGCGATACTTTGTGCAAATAAAAAGATGGCTGATAATATCGCCACCCAAAACGTTTTTTGCTTTATTCTGATTTTCCAGTTAATCATTTGAATACCTCCGTAAATTATTTTTTGTATTGATCATATATAAAATATTCGCCTTTTAATCCTATTTCTTTATACATTGCACTAATCATTTTTGCTTGAACTTTCGCCCAACTAATATCAGTCGCATATTGATGTGTACCTGGTTTCTTCGGATTCCAACGCATACGATACAAAGTATTTTGACCTACATCGAAATATCCTTTTCCAACAAATTCGGCACCACCAATAATCGCTTTAACAGGTGATGTCCATCCATGACTGCGTGCGAATTCCATTGCGTTATTTGCATTGTTGTCAAAAGCACCTATGCCGAAATAGTTATATACACCGGTTCTACCACTCGCAAAGAATGATGTACCATTAGCACTTTCTAAGAATGCGTGTGCAATCAGATAGATTTCATTAACGCCGTACTTTTTACAACCATCAGCAAACGCTTGACCTTGATTCTGTAAAGTCCCTTTACCTACAAGCAACTTGTTTAACTTATCAACTGAAATTCCTTGATATTGATTCAGCTTCAAAAACTGATAAACTTGTACGTTGTTGTTAAAGATTTTGTTAGTGTCCATCGCTGCCCTAGTTTGATTTAAACTAGCTGTATACCAAGTTACACCATTTGAAGTTTGGGGCTTCGGATTAAGACTAAATTGAATATCTAAAGCTTGTTTTAAGCTGTAATTGCTAATGATTCTATCAATTTTACTGTCTTGCTTGTCCTTAATGTTATTGCTAGGTTTTAACTCACTAGGCACAAATTTTGTATTTTCTTTAACAACTGTTCTAATTCTTATTTTTTCTACGACGTCTTTTGGTTTATTGTTCAATAACTTATCTTTGTCGTTAAATAGCTTAATTAGCTCGTTGACGGCCTTTTGATAGTCTTTAGAAGTAAAACTACTAGACTTCAAAGAATCTTTACCAGTGTGCAATTTGAACGTTCTCCAAGAGCTTTTATCGATAACAATAGAGCTTGTGTTCATCTTTTTACCGTTAGCCTCTAATAATAGCTTAGCTAGTGATAAGCATTCGATTTCGTTCATCTTAAAATTATCACTCACTGCAGTTCTAGCTTCTGTAATGGATAAAACTATTGCATTGTTATAACCTTGTACGCTTTCCTCAATAGGTCTACACGCCCACACATTCAATCTATCGACGAAAAAGTGAGGAATTTCATCTTCATTTAAATCTTCTCGATACTTGTAAATGTCATTTGTAGACAATGCTGTGTTTGCGTTTTTGATAACAATTTTATTAGGTTTATTATTGTGGTTATCTGATTTGGTGATGTAGTGTACAAAGCGATTTGCTTTTACTAGCTCTATACGCGCAGTAGTAAACAAGATTTTTGTCACTACTTTATATATTGGTTTGTTTGATTCGGGTTTCTTTGTCGGCTCAGGGTCTTTCGGTATAGGCTTATTTTCTGGTGGTATAGGTGTAGGCTTAGGTTCCGATTTGTATGCAGGTCTAACAAAATGAGTTACACCAAAATAACTATGCTTTATCTTTGCTGCAGGACTACCGACGTATGAGTTAGCGTTATTCCAGTTCTGATCTACACTATAAAAATAGTCTTTGGTTGATGGGCCGACAACAATACCCGTGTGACCCCAAGTATTCCAATTGTAGTTACCACCTGTCCATATAGCTATGTCACCTGGTTTAGGAATAAAGCTAGATGTTTTTCTATAAATTTTAAAACCCGCTGGATAGCGATACCACGCCATATCACGCGCGTTACCTGGTGTCTTAAAACCCCAATAACGATTAAAAATATAGTTCGGTAAATCCCAACACTGGCGACCGTAATAACCATCAACATCAACACCACTACCAATTAAACTTATCGCCCAATCAGCCACCTGTTTTGCCGTTGGTTTACCCGTTTTAGGCAGCGCCATGACATCACTTCACTTTCAAAAAATAAGCCGACACATAAAGTGTCGGCTTACAAAAATTATTTACATTTGCGTCCATATAAGTAACATGCTAGCCAATTAGCCCAACTCATATAAACACCTCCTTAAGGGATTAACGCATTGATAGACGCTGTAATAACAACAATCATAACGATTGTTACCAACGCCCAAATAGCACCAACGAGCCACTTATTCAAAGCTAGCGTCTTACCCTCGTTGTTTTGAGCAACTTCGACTTGCGTTTGATAGCGCTCTTCAATACGATTCAAAATTTTAGTTTGTTCAAAGTTTTCATTAACAACTTTTTCTTGTTTGTCTTTGAGTTCCTTGTGTGATTCTTGTAATTCTTGATGACCATGCCTGTATTCCTTTCGCAGACTAACAACATGTGAGGCCGCTTCGTTTGCTGTCTGCTCTATACTATCAACACGTTCAGTCAAATCAGCAATTTCTTGTTTAATTTTCTTTATCTCATCCAAACAAACACCGCCTTAATAGATTTCGAGCAATCTTAATAAATGCCGTAGATAGCAGAAATATATGCGTCTGAATCGACCGCTTGAGCATCACCCGTTGCTTTTAAAGTCTTTTGTAAAACGATATGTGTATCGTCTTTGATTTGAATGACAACTTCATCAAGGTGGCCGTTTTTATAACCGTCGCCGGAACTTTGCATACCGATATGATTCATATAAATAGTGCTGCCGTTATTTGGAATGTTAACCCATTCAACTGCATGTCTATTAGTTGTGTAGCCTACTTCAATGATTAGTTTTCCAAAATCATGACAATTACCGTTCAATGTTGCGGTTTGTCCTTTAGTCAGCTTACCTGACCATAACTTAACCGGTACAGACGATACCCAACGCCCATGCAATTTGCCTTTATATTTTTCGATAGAATAGCCTGCACCGAGCATAGTCATCATACCGTTATCCGCGTCTTTCATAACCGCTTCAATGTACCCGTTCGCATTGTTAGAATTACGTGTCGGTATGTTTTGAGTTGTACTATTAAAGTAGTACACACCCGATTTTGTAATATTAGCAACATCATCAAGCACACCCGTTTTAACTCCAGTCACTTCATCTTTAATACGCTCTAATTCTTCAGTAGTTTCTCGTTTTAAAGTATCGATTTTTGAACTAATTGCATCAACATTATTATTAACAGTATTGAGCGCCTCGTTAAATTCACCTTTTGTCAGTAATTCACGCTCATTCGCGATGGATTGAATCAAATCCAGTTGCTGTTTTAACGCTTTTGCTAAAGTTGCGTTTGCTTCAACTTGAGCTTCTGTACCTGCTGCTTTTGTTTTCAATTCTTCTAAATACGTATTGATTTTTTCCTCTAATTCAGCAATTTTTTGCTGATACTCTGTAAAATATGATTCGGAATTGATACCAAATTCAACCATATTTTTTAGTACGTTAATTTTAACTTCTAGCGTCGAATCCGTTTGCTCTCCACGTTTCAGTTTAAAAAAGGCTTGTCTATATTCGCCTTCCGCTGTGCTTGCTTGATGTGGGAATGTGTATCGAAATACACCATTGACAGGATCTAATACGATAGCACCGCGTGTGTCGATAATTTTTTCGCCATCTGGTTTAACGCCTTCGAAAACAGGTGTAAGACCATGAAGATTGTAAGGTGTACCATTCGACCACACTGTCACCGTTACTGTTTTAAGCCCACCATCACCCACACGTGTGACTAAGTATTGTTGCTTTTCTTGTGATGTACCTTGTTTAGTAATGTCATAGTATAAATCTTGATTTGCCATTATTTAACCTTCTTTCTTATCCGTAAAAGTAGTAGTAATTCTTTAACAATTCATTTGTAATTACTTCATGACCTAATTCGTTCGGGTGCAATCCATCGACCATGTTTTTAACACGAAATGCCGGATTGTAAGGGTCTAACAAGTCTGTGTGATACGCATCAAAAACGGGTACATTAAGTTCTGAACATGCAAGCACTTGCGCATTTACATACGCTTCTAAATCAAGCCCTAGACTATTCTTATCGGTGTCTTTACGTCTAATTGTCGTGCCATTAACCGGCAATTGACGCGTTGCAGTCATCACAAGAATCTTAGCTTTAGGATTGTTAGATTTAATCAATTCAACTGTTTTACAAAACGCACCGTAAAACGTTTTTTCATTTGTTTTACTTGTTCCAATTTGAACACCTGACGAGCCGTTGTATAACCAATCGTCATCAGTACCTTGAATGATAACTAAATCCTTATTTCTGATTTTTGAAGCTTGTTCATAAATGGAATTAGCCTTGACTGTTGACATAGTCGCACCGCTTACCGCTTCATTCTGTACAGTAGCACCTAACTTTTCAGACAGGTATTTACCAAAGTTTTTATTTGATTTACTACCTTTTGCGACAGAATCACCAATAATCCCAATTTTTTTAACACTTTTGATTGTCTTTGACTTTTTAACAAAATCAGCAAAGATTGTACCGTTTTCAGTCACGATAAATCTATCATCATTAGCAGTCTTTTGAGATTGACTTTTAATTTGATTTAAATCTGCATCTAATCGTGATTTGAGTGATGTATGTCGCTCCCCTTTTAAATCACTTAAACTCTTTTCATAATCCTCTGTAATTGCAAGAGGGGACATTTCAGGCAACACAATTGCTCTGATTTCTTTTTGCAGTTGATCATATCGTTTAGTAAAAAGTGTATCAATCAAACTGTCCAAATATTTATTACTCGTTTTGCTTTTAATGTCGAGTAACTCAGTTAGTAACTTATCAATTTCTTTAAAATTACTTTCAACATCTTTTTTAAAATCACGAAACACATTAGATAACTTTAACTTCATTTCCAAACCTCCTAAAATTCTAAAATTTCATGTAAGCGTACTTTGTTTGCTTTGGTTGTCCTATTATGGTTGTCATTCGTACCAGTAACGACATTATCTTTTACTATGACTGTTTTTGTACAAAATTCATTCGCGGAATTTGTAGGGATTAGATGCACAATTTTTGTTGTACTATGAGTCGACACGTGATACTTAGGTACATATTGATAATGGTAGTTATCATCTTCAGTGTCAGAACGCCATACCAACACAATGCCATTTTGGCATTCGCTCACTTTTTTACTTAAATTTACAGTTTGAGTTGCGTTTGGCCATTTGTTGATGTTTGCTGCAATAACTGAACTGGATGCAGTTGCATTTGATAACCCTTTATCGTAAGCGTTTGAATTTGTTTTCAACTCATCAAGGCGACGCTTATCTTCAGCGGACATTAAGCCCGCTTTTTGAGTAGTCGCATTTGTGAGTGTATCAGGGTCGAACTGTTTTAAGCTGTCCAGTTTAGTTTTGTCTTGTGCGGACATCAAACCATTTTTCGATGGCGTTGCAACATCAATTGCATCCGCATTAAAGTTTTCTAGTTTTTGTTTTTGCTCGTCAGTTAATAACTTTGATTTATCTAAACCGTCAACAACATCAATGTGCGATCTAGCATAAACCTCTTCACCATCGTAAGTTAATGTTCTAGCCTTAGTAATTTCAGCCATTTATTACTTCACTTCCTTATAAAAAATAGACCCAAGTCTACTCGAGCCTACACCATTCAAATTATCTAATTTTATTTTGTCATCTTTCGACATCAAACCGTTTTTTGTTGTCGTCGCAACCGGTATAACATCAACATTTATCCCATCGCCATCAAGTGCAGTGACAAACGTCTTACCACCGTCGTTACTGATGGCTATGCCTTTGTCAGGTGTAAAGACAGTATTCAACAACTTATTTACCGACTTTATACCCTTCGAGTCAGCTCTTAACGCATTCCCCATGTCCAACACATTGTTAGCTGCTGACACAAACCCTTTTATCTTGTCTTTAGCTTCTCTAATGTCTGTAGAACTTCCACCGATGCTATTCGCAAGACTAACGCTATTGCTGACTTTCGAATTGTACCTATCCTGCTTTTTATAATCACCAAGCGTCGCATTTTGCTCATAAATCTTATTGTTAATATCTCGTTTAGTTTGTACTTCCACAATCCTAACAAAGTCAAAAACATCGATAATATCATCTTTAACAGGTACGAGGTCACCCACGACAGGAACCGCTTCAGCATATTCTTCTTGTAATGTGATAAAGTCTAATGTCAAAGATGTTTTTAATGAGTTATCAACAGTATTAATCATCTTGTTACGTAAAAACTCTTCATCTTTAATTCTGCCATCAATAATTGCGGGCGCTTCATAAATACCTATATCATCGGCTAATGGATGTTTGTAGATAAGTTGCATTGATGCTTCTTGAAATTTCACATTATCATCAAAGTTGCCATAACCACGAATGTAAGTATAAAACTCAGAAGAATCTTCTTCTAACTTAAAATTCAAAGCGTTAGTACCGTTTTCGATAAAATAGTCTGCTTTTTGAAAGACCTTTTTAGTTAAGATAAATGTTTTTGTCTTTGGAACATATTTAAATTCAAGATTATAGCGTTCTAGACCTTTTTGAAAGGTCTCAAGTACAGTGTCACCATCGCCCGCATTTTCAAATTTTAATGCTTTAACTTTAGCATCTAATTTGTATTTATATCCCGTCCCTTTAAAAACAGTTGAAAAGAAACGTTCAGCGGTAAAGCTACCAGTCAAATTGTCGTATATGCGTTTTGCTTTTAAATCGTCAATTTGTTTTTCTTTGCAATGCACAGTTACCCTTGTTGTTAATGAGTTTGATTCTTTAGAAACTAAAGCAACCGTATAGATTTTGTCATCATTTTGACCACCAACATTAGTGACTTGCCATTTTTTAGAAATCGTATTTACAATTTCTCTGTTACTTTCGTTTTCTGAAAAGCTAAATGTCAACTGACTTTCACCACTTATACGCTCTGTGAGTTCTGTTGGTACTTGCAGAAAATATGCTTCGCCTAATATATTACGTAATTTAATCATCTCTTTATCTACCTACTTACTATAAAATCGCATATCAAATTCGGCTTTTTTTACATTTTGGTTAAATCTAAATTCGTTAAAGCCAGGCAAGAAGACCGGTAACGCAATATTAGATTCATTAACAACCGAGCGACCGTTTTTAGTGATTCTTAAACCGTCATATTCTAAAACATCACCAGACTTAAATTCAACGCCACTCACACGCATTAAGTCACTTCCTGAAAGTGACCACTGAAAATCGTTTGTCGCTTTACCTATTGTTATTCTGACCTTTTTGTACATGTTAAATTGCTTGTTAGGGACTGTACCGTGATAGTAAACTTGACCCGCTTTAACATTATTAAAAATATACGTTTGTTTTGCAGTGTCATCAAAATCGATGTCATCATCAGACGCCCAAAAGCCATTGATTAGTTGCTTGTGCAAATCTAAACTTGTTTCAACTGATTCAGCAAACGGCAAATGTGTCGTAACAAATTCTAGTGATACATTACCGATGTTGTTTTTTTGTTCTGGTGTCAACACATTAGACAGTTTAACGAGATACCTTTTAGCGTTCACTTGAAGATTATCATCGTCAAAAATAGGTATACCATGATCATCTACTTGTTGATAATCAGTTGCCAAAGTGTTTTTAAATTTATAGTTTACTTTGTCGTGTCTACGCAATTCTTGAATATAAAACGGCTTTTCATCTTGTACTAGCTCATACAGCAAATTACGTTGTATTGCGTAATCTAGATTGTCATCAGCCACAAAGAACACGGGTACATGTATTTTACGTGAATGATACAAACTACTTACAAGATGCCTGCCGTGCATGCCTTCGTAATCTTGATAATCATCTTTCATTTCTATACTTTCTACAATTACGTCTTTAACAATCATTTTATAATCTTCTAAATGGTAGGAAGTACCATCTAGTTTCGTGATTTTAATGTCCATTTATGATACCTCCTACATTTCAAAGATTGAATGTTTTTCTGCCTGTTTATCGTTAACAATGCCGTAAATTGCATCATTGTCTAATCTCATTTCAATTCTTACCGTTTTCATTCTAGGGCTAGTTTCAAACGAATGTGTGTGTTGGATTTGTGTTGTGAGGTTTGCACTTAATCCTGATAATCCATTTAAACCACTTGTAGCATCAGATATGCTAGGCAAACTTAAAACTGGATTAAACGCTTTCGTTAATTGTCTAGCGACGTCGACAACGCTACCAACCGCATTTTGTCCCTCTTGATCAACACCAATTCCTAAACCTTGCATTGTGTACACACCAATCTGCTTAAAGACACGTGAAGGCGATTTGATACCTAATAAAGATTTCGCTTTATCAATAGCACCACTAACTGCGCCAGTTACCGCGTCAATTAAGGCACCTGCTGCATTTTTCACTCCGTTAACTAATCCCATTATGAGATTCCTACCAGCGTCCATAAATTCACCAACAAAATTGACTACCGCATTAAGCGAATCCTGTACTTTTTGTTTAATGGCATTGTAAAATTCTACCATTTTTGAAATTACAGTAGACACAATTTGACTGAATTTACTTGATACGACCGACCACATGTTCGATAAAATAGAGCTTAAAATGCTATACGCTTGTTGAATTTTTGTTGAAATCCATCTATAAACTTCACTAAATTTTTGACTTACAGTAGATGAGATTCTACTTAAAATTGAAGCGAAGAAACTGTATATAGCATTCCAAATTGTTGTTACAAATGAATTTATAGCATTTAAAACAGTTGTGATAACAGTTACTAATGTGTTCCAAACAGTTGTTGCTACCGAAACAACGGTGTTCCATATCGTTTGTAAAAAGCTTAAAATCGCATTCCATACCGTTTGTTGAATAGTTAGTATCGTAGTGATAACAGTTACAATAACAGTCACAAGCAAATTCCAAATCGTTGTTGCAATCACGATTAACGTATTCCATAAAGTTGATAAAAACGTTAGTATATTTTGCCATGTTGTCGTTAACCACGTTTGTATACTTATAACAATATTCACGATTGTTGTAAGTAATAATTGCCATAAAACAGATGCTATCGTTGCTAAAGTTGTCCACAGATTTATAAAGAAATCTTTAATTGAATTCCATAAATTGATGATGAAATTTCTAAAGGCCTCGTTTTTGTTCCACAAAATAACGAAAATCGCAATTAATGCGATAATTGCACCGATAACTAATCCGATTGGAGAAGTTAAAAACCCGATTGCAGCACCAAGCAACGGTAATAACCTTGCTACTAAACCAATAGGACCGCTTAATAAAGAAAACGCTTTACCTAATAATGGCAATACGCCTCTTAAGAACCCTAATTTTGATATTAAAGGAGCTAAATACGAAACAATGCCCGATAAAACAGGATACCAAGTCATTAAGACACCACCAAATGTAATTGCTAAACCAATGATTTGAGCAACGATTGGATGCGTCTCGAATAATTTTGCAACAAAACCGGCAATTGCATTGACAACATTCAGTACAACGCTCGCAATAGGTGCCATCGCTGTACCAAAATTAACCAACACCATTATGATGTTGCCAATCAAGCTCATGATTGTCGGGCCATTTTGTTGAACATAGTCGATAAACTTTTTAAATCCATCTGACTGAGCAACTTGCTCCGACCATGCACGGAACTTACTAGCCATTTGTGCTAACGCTTCAAAGATAGTTTGCGAATTTGAGCCGAAAGCTTTGAATAGATTAAAGATACCTAAAAATGTATCACCGAAAATTTTACCTATAATCGGTAAATTCACTTTCACATAATCGATAAATTTTTGAATACCATTTTGAGTTGAGACTTTGTTTGCCCATTTTTGGAATGATGCACCCATGTTATTCAATCCGTTTGCTACAAACTCAAAAAGTGGCGTAAATTGCGTTAGTATATTAACGAACCCATCACCAAAACGGCCTGCTGCACTCAATAAACTTGAAAAGACTTTAACACCTGACGTATTCATAGATTCAAAAGCTTTTTTAGCTGTACTAGATGATGTCACCCATTTCTTAAAACTTTGCGCGCTAGAATTTACAGCTTCTGAAACACCTTTTAAAAATGGAGTTAAGTTTTTTAAAGTGGTTTGTACACCATTCAAAGCTGATGATAAAGCACCAAAAATCGAATCAGCATTCAATCTAATGATTTTCTGCCACTCGCTTGTTACACCTTTAAGACTACGCTTGTATGCATAAGTTGCAGCACTTGCTTGCAATGTGCCGGCTTCTAGCATTTTAATAGCTGATGTAGCCATCGCACCAAATCCAACTACGCCAGCCCCTGCAATAGCAAAAGAACCCGCTAAACCGATAGCACCGCCACCGATGACAGCTAAAGCATTACCTACCGCCATAATCGCAGGCACTAAACTTGCGATTATTGGAATCAACGCACTAAATGATGACAGCAACGTGCCTTGAATCATATTAGCGCCAATAGTTCCAAATGTTCGGATTGATTTAGCGATACGATCCATATGCGCTACGAATTCATCACTTTGTTTGTTGAGGTAATCTAACATTTTAGAAAAAGGATTTTTTGAACCTTTTCCATCTACATCGACTCGAACTTTTCTTCGATTCGGTATGCTTCGTAGCAACGCTTTAAATAGTCTAATCTTGTTATTAGCAACACTGTCTTTAACTTCTAATTCTGTATTGACTGTTTTACCGTCCAATTTATTAATTTCAGCTTTTGTTTTATTGAATTTAGTTACAAAAAGTCTATCTTGCAAATCGATAGCTGTTTTAACTGATTTATTATCTAAAAATTGTAAGGCTTTTTCATAATTTTTTAGTTTAGTTTCAGCTATTTTTGTGCTTGCGTCTATTGTGGCATTTGCTTTTTTGCCGTCAATTCTTTCCAAAGCTAATTCCGCTTGTTTAACTTTTTCTTTAATTAGCTTGTCATCAGCTTTCAATTCAACATCTTTAATCCTAGCTATTGTTTTTTCATACCGTTGTAACGTTTGAATAGCTGTTTTGATAGCTTTTTTAAACTTACCTGTATTCGCTTTTAAATCCGCTGAAACAGTATAATCTTTGTTAGACAATCATTGCACCTCCTTGCTATTTAATACTGTTGTTAATCTCTGCTATGGCTTTGAAGAAATTGTTATTTTCAGGTTCCACTTCTTCAAGTTCATCTGTAAACACAATCTCTTTTCCATCAAGCAAACGTTTGTAATTAACTTCATAATCCAATATGTCATTCGGACTTTTGAACCTGTATACTTCTTTCGGTTCCTTTTCGGTCCCTTCATTCTTTGTTGCAGCTGCATCACGTATCGCAAACGCTAACTTGTAACGCTCATATTCTTCTTTCAAAACATCAAATCGTAATGCATACATGCGATAGTTAAACTCAGTCAAAGTCATTTCATTGATTTGTTTTAAACTGGTCATTTTTAAATCTGACATGCACGCGATTACAATTCTGCTGTATGTTATTATTCTTCCGTCACTGTCTCCGCTTCTTCGTCTTTCAGGTGATCCTGTACTAGGTCGCGGGTCAATGGTCGCTCCCCCAAAACATCAATGATAGCTTGACCGAACTTCTTGAACGAACCATATTCATCACGCGCATTGATTAATACTTCTTCAAGCTCTTCATCTGTTTTCGGACGTCCTTTTTGCCCTAACGTTGCAGCATTAACAATTTTAGCTAAGCCAATAATGTTTCCGCTTTCTAACTTAGGGATTAGCATTGATAAGCCCTCGCCTAGATTAACCTTTTCAACATTCAATCCTAATGCTTTATCGATAGATGTTAATTGACCTAATCCAAACTTCAATTCTAATTCGTGTTTTCCATTTTTTACTGTAACCATTTAAAAAGCCTCCATAATTTAAATTTAAGTACAAAAAAACGGGCAATTAAGCCCGTTAATTATTCCGCAGAGATGCTAACTGATTTCGCGTTAGGTACCGCTTGCACATTCGTTGGTTTAGCAACGCCTGACACCATGTCGCCACTTGAATCTTCCATATCCTCAGTATCGACTGTAGGTTGTGGAATGTTTTGCGTAATTTCTGTTGCAGGGTCGTCTTTAGTCGTGTTGTGGAATCGATATCCTGCGAGTTCAAGTTTCGTTTTAATCGTTTCAGGAATTGTCGCAAATCCACGTTGATATTTACCGAAAACATTAAATTCTGTTTCGTATTCGTCAACGCCTTTGACTTCTCCTTTAGACTCAAACTTCTTGAATTTACCTTGATAATATTTCGCTTTGAACTTACCTTCGTTTTCGCCTTTACCTTCTACTTTGCTTTCAATTTCCCACGCTTCATAAATGATACCATCACGTACTGCATCCTCAACTTCATCAGCAAAACTGTCACGATAGTCCATTTTAGCTGTAGCCGAGATGGTATTTTCAAGTGATCCACCAGTCGAATAAGAATCATCCATCGTATCTTCATTTTCAGAATCCGCTTCAAGTGACACACTATACTCAGTTAAAAACATCATCTTTTTAGCATCCACTTTTTGACCGGCAATTCGGAATAAAAACAATCTGTCTTTACTGTCTTTTTTAGCCATTCATTATGACCTCCTATTTAAAATAATTTGTAATTAGCGATAAACACTGTGTGTAGTAGTTGCCTATCGCTATTTTCTACATCATTTAATGTCTTAATATCCATGTCATCAATCATTAGTTGATAACCTTCTACGCTGTCGATATTAGAGAACTCAGTATCGACCGAATACACAATACTGTCATGTCGTCCTCTATCGTCTGCATAAGTCCAAAAGTCAATTGTGGCGGTTAATTCACCGCCGAAATTATCCATATTGTACTTAGTTTTATTTATATCTACATTTCTAACAACAAAAAAGGGATATGAGATTTGAGTGTTCAATTCTTTAAAATCAATAACATCAAATCCGTATCCCTCTAAAGCAGAATAAATATAGTCAAACAAAGCTTGTTGCGCTGTGGATTTTAACATGTAACACCTCGCTAACCATTCAACAACCGTCTTAAATCTTCAAGCGTTGATTTTTTCAATGCTTGATAAGTTGGAAACATAAATGGTGCCGCTTCCATGTATCGTGTACCAAATTCAAGGAAGCCGCTGTAATGGGCGGTAGAAATAACACGATAGTGTAGTTCTCCCACTTTTTTTACTTCTATTGACCTAGCTAGATTACCAGTCCAATAACCCTTATTCATCACTTTTTTAGCATTAGATACTGCAATTCCAATACCTTCAATAGCATTGTTTTTTAGAATCTCATCAACATCATCATCTATGTCATCGTACATTTCTTCTAGGTGACTCATTAAACCCTTAAACCCTCTAGATTGCATTAAAAAAGCACCTCGCTTATAAAAAGTGAAGTGCTATGATCGTACACACGAATATCCATGACTTTGTATTTTCTACCTTTTAACAAGACGTGTGTTGGTTCGAATTTTAATTGTTTAGGCAAACGCACTACCGATACATCTTTAGCCATTTCGCCAAATTCGAGCTGAGTACGCTCTCTCGACAATCTATTAACATTACACGGTATTTTTGTATATGTTTTGTGAGTGGCTTCTTTCTTTTTGGTCAAAGGATTATATTTACTTCGCTCTTCAACGACAAGGTCGACTCGTTCTGAATACCTCAATAGAAATTCACGCTCCCTCGCTCACTTGAATCAAGCTTAGGATACAAAGCATCAATAATACCTTGATATTCTTCAAAATCATTACGCTCAAAACTATTACTACGACCGTCTTGCGAATCTGTAGACATACCTTCTGCACCGATACGATTGTACCGTTTTGTTGAAACTTCAACGACTATAAATCGTAACCTGTCAGGAATGCTAATTGTGTCTACCGGCAATCTCGATAACAATTCAGCAGCAACATTGTCGATGATAGAATTTAGCTGTTTATCTTGCTCGCTATCATTCAATCCTATACGACTTTTAACGTCGTCTAAGTAACTCATCTTAATCACCACTATTCAACTGTAATAGTGATTTGTGCTGTTTTATTACTACCATCTTTTGTCGTCGCTGTAATTACCGCTTCACCAGTTTGTAATGCATTAATCACTCCTGTGTTTTCATCAACAGATACGGTTTCAGGTGCATTAGATGCATAACTTAACGATTTATCAGTTGCTGTGGATGGCGATATATTAGGTTCTAATTGTTCATTTGTACCATTGGTAATAGTTTTACTTTCAGGCACAAAGCTAATGCTCGTGATTAAGATTGAGTTTGTAGTAAATTCAGGTACATCAACTTTTTCTGATTCTTTACCATTTTCCTCAAAAGCAACTTGATAAATCCCTTCTGGGTAAGTTGTAGCAGGATCCAAACCAGAAACACTCACAGTTAAACGTCCTTCACCTTCTTTAGAATCAATAACTTCGCCATTTGTGTATAATTTTAATTTTTTAACCATTTTAGATACCTCCAATTATTCCGATTGCCCCTATTCCGCAGAAATGTTAATCGACCTAGAATTAGGCGTCACTTCCACGTTTTGGGGTTTACGAGGGTAAATTTACCGCGTCGTCCGCTTTGATAGACACTTTAATAACCGCGTCGATGTTTTCTGGGAACATTGAAATAGCCGACGCATAAATAGTGTCTGATGTTAAACGTTGTGGTTGAATGTCATGTAACACACCAACAAAACCAGTCGCATCAGTTGCAAAAGCAAATGCACGTGCTAACTCACCGCGTGGATTAGCATATGCCACGTTTAAGTTTTCAGCCACTGTCATCCACACTTCGCCTTGTGGCACGTCTGCAAACTCTACAATCTTAACGCCTACATAAGGTGTTAAGAGGTTCACACCGAATTGCGCACCTGTTGAGTTAATAAAGCCGTTTGCTAAATACTCAGCAGTATCATTTGGATTTACGAAAGCGATAGGTGTAATCTCGTCGTCTAATAACACAGACAAGTTTGCACGTCCTTTAGATAAAGCACCTTGTAAGTTTTTAGCGCTTAACTTTGCTTTGTTTGTACGTTTTTCATTTTCAATTGCTGATTTTAGCGTTCCGAAAAATTTAGCACGGAATTTTTTCTGAACATACTTAATCATCTCGTTGTCAGTTTGATTAATAGCTAAATCATAACCGTGCGCTTGAATTGCTTCTGCCGATGTCGATTTACGATATTTAGCAAACTGTAATTCAGTAATATCAACTTGTTCACGCGTCACTTTTGTTAACGGAATTACGTCACCTTCTGCTACATCTCCGTTTGGTTTTTCAGAATCTTCTACTTTGAATCGATATTGTTTAAGCGCTGAGCCGACGTTCATAGGGATTTTGTTTTGAATCGCTAAAGCTTCAAATAATTTGGTTAATCCCACACCTAACTTATTAGCAAAATCGATAGACTTCGCCTTTCCTAATGCTTCCACATTAATTAAATTGTTTTCTACTGGCATAAATATTTACCTCCATTTTTAGTTGAATAAATGCATGTTTTGTGCGATAGCACTTTGTCGTTCGCTATCGTCTTTAATCGCAAGAATTTCATCCCGACTCAATCCTGACTTACTGAAAGATTTAGGCGAATTTTGTCGTAATGTTTCTTGCACTTTCTTTTGAACCATTTCATCAAGAATCTTTGTAAGGTTGTCAACGTTGTTTTTTGTCGTTTCAGCGCTATCAGACACAACAATGTCTAACAACTCATCACTCACGTCGATATCCTTGTCTTTGAACATCACACGGGCTTCTGAACGCATCTCATTCATAGCCTTTTCAGCACGCAATTGATTCAATTCTGCTTCTAGCTTTTCGCGTTCATATTCGGCCTTTTGATCCTTGTTCATTTTTGCTAATTTAGCAGCTTCTTCGGCCTTTTCTTTCGCATACTCATCTGCTTTTTTCTTCTCTTGAGCCACACGACGTTCAATGATTTCATCGACTTTCTTTTGTTGCTCGGCTGTGAAAGTTACTTCATCTTTTTTGTTCTGTTCTTCATTTTCAGTATTTTTGTTAGCACCTTCGTCGTCCGCTTCCTCTTCCGAAAAGAACTGTAAATTAAACTTAAGTTTATATTCTTTCATGAGATATACCTCCATTTTAAGTCTGTCGACTGCTATCCATGCACCTTTTAACGCCGTGAGCACGTTTTGGGCAATAAAAAAAGCCACTGCAGCACAGTAGCTTAAAAATGCGTATAAAAATAGCACCTCAACCATTATTATCGGTTAGGTGCTTAATCTAAAATTTCAATTGATTTTATTTCGCTTTCATCGATATCATATAGTGAATTGCCATATTCAAAGTGAATAGAGTCTTCTCCACTTTCGTTATCTATTTCGTCATCATAGTTCGTAACTTTTCCTGTTAATCGCTGACCGTCAATAAATTCTATTGATACCTTTTTGCCGACATAAGTCCACAACTTCATCATTTGTCTTCCTTTCCGTTTGGTATGATGTGCGTTCCTGTTTTTGAATAATGCACAGTTCCAAATTTCGTTTCTTTCCATTCGCCATCCATATAGTCATTTCCGATGATTTCACCAAAATCAATGACTTCCTTGTTTTTCCATTCTCCGTTACGCTTAGTTAATAAGCGACCCTTCCCAATTTTTTGTGATAACAACGAATCTAATTGTTTATTTTCTAATATAGTGTAACTAGGTATTTCCTTACCTTTTTGTAAATTCTTTTTCTTATAATCTTCATACAATTGATGACCTAACTGATGTCTATTCTGTTTATTAGGGTTTAATTCAACTTTTATTTTACCACTATCAATGGCATCCGTCATTTCTTTTTTAGCTAAAAGTTGTGTCGTTTCCTCTTCGTCTAACTTATACTTACCCTTCCGCTTCTTAAAGAAATCATCACGCCAGTTACCTATATGTGGTATCGTCGTACTTCTACAATGTGGATGCATAGGAGGAGCGTTAACACCTGGTGTCATGTCCTTGACTTTGTATACTTTCTTATCATGATGACGACACACTTTAGATGTCTTTTCATCACGTTTCGCAACAAATTCATATTCACCATCTTCGCCGAGCGTTTCAAGGTATGACAGCTTTTGTGCTTCCGTTTGCACACGTGCTGATTCAGTAACAAGTAAACGTTTAGCATCATGTGTTGTAGCACCTGTTTTCTTTTTGAAGTCAGCAACGTATTCGTTCGGGTGTCGACCTCTGTTAACAACATTTGTTGCAACTCGTTCGACTTCCTTGCGCACTAGATCCATATCGTCCCACAAGCGTTCTGACCATGTAACACCTTTGAAGTTACCATTAACAACTGCCTTAATCTTCTTGTCAGTAACATTGATGTCAGTACCTAAAATGCCTGATTGTCGCTCTACTTCTCTATCAATAGCTTTAACCAACGACTTTTCTATGTGGTTTTCTACTTTGATACTTGCTTCGGTCACTAACAAATCAAGATTCTGCTTTAACAACTTCTCGCGCGATACATACATCTTAGTATTGTACTTTTTAAGTTGCTTATTTGCTTCTTTGCTAAAGTCCTTGTTTTTAACCAACACTTTAGCTTTGTTCTGAAAAGCGACGACATCAAATTCATCAACGATCTTCTTAGCTTCGGCAATCGTAAGACCTTCAGCGGTCGCGTATTTAGCGTAAAATGCAAGTAGTTCCTTTGCAATCTCAGCATACATCAATGTGACTATACGTTGTAATTCAGCCGCTGCCTTTGCATCTTCTATCAATTCACTGTTTATAGTATATTGCGCACGCTCTAACCAGTAATCGAGTGAATCAGACATTAGAATCATCTACATTCGCATGATTTTCAAAAGCTTCACCGTAACCACGCTTATCAGCCTGCTTTTCTCGTTGTACTTCTTCTTCGTGCATTTTTTCGAGTTCCTCTTTAGGATTATCAATAAAGTCTAACAAACTCAAACGTGTGCTTTCAGATACACCACCACTAAGCGCGTTAAACGCATTGATAGATTCCATCATAGACTTTGGTAAGTTAGGCGTAAACGTAATTGTTAGATCTGCGTAATTATGTTGCTTTAATCCCGTCAAATTAACATTGTTCAATAACAACTTATACCGCTTCATCAATCCTTTTTTAAACAATCGCTCTTTAATCGCTCTGACTTGTTCAAGACCGAATAGCTTGTATTTCATAGCTTCTCCGGATTGAACACCACTAAACTGTTCGTCATTCAAATCAGGCGTATTTGTATACTTGTGAATGTCGTTTTGCAATCGCTTCTTATACGCTTCAACGCCAGCAACATCATACTGCTTATAAACATACTTAACTTCTGCCTTACCTTCTGAGCCATTCGCGTTTGTACCGGGCTGTAAATGAATCATATTCGCGTCTCTAAACGCTTTTGCATCTTCTCCGTCTAAATCTACATTACCGATAATAGCAAGCATAGCATCGTTTAAATCAGTCATGTAGTTAGCTGTATCAGACTGCGCACTATCGTACAAATCAATTAAAGTAATAACATTCTCAAAGTCACCTTGCTTAAATTGGTCGTTGAGGTATTCAATGATAGGTACATCGTTGTAGTAATGTTCCACTTCTTCCACGCGGTTATATGTACCACCTTTAATTTCGATATAGTAAATCTTATCTGTCGTATATACTTCGACATGTTGAACTGGCACTTTGTCCTTATCTTGCTTTTCAAAGTACCTCACGCCTGCAACGACTTTTTTATCTAACGTTTGGTCATATACTACGAAAGTGCTTTTAGGATCTAACACTTTGAATGTGTCTTTATCTTCAAAATCACGATATACAATCTCATAAGCGCGTCCGTAAATAGACAAATTCAACGCTAAATCACTGTTAACCTCATCAGCGTCATTCAAATCGTTCAGCTCAATGATTTTGTCGTTCGTTTGATTGTCCTGATGTGTAGTTGTGATAGGGTTACCCGTAAGATAGCCAACGATGAAACGTGACACATACTTCGCGTAATTATGTACTGCTCTGTGGTCAGCCTTGTCCCCATATTTTTGCAATCGACGTTCACCCGCTAGAATATCGGTGTTTCTATTCAAATAATAAGCTTCTAGCATCTCTAAACGTGGCACTTGTTCAACTTGATGTCTGCTGATGAAGTTTCTGAGGCTTTCCTCTTTTAATAATTCCGCTAAATCGCTGACAACAAAGTCATCGTTAGCAAGAGGTGAAAACTTTGTATTAATGTTATTGATTGTATATACAGTCATTGTTAGCCTCCTTAAAATAAGCTTTTAATCTTACGTAATGTATTTTTGTCTTTTTTCTGATGCTTTTTCTGTATGGTTAATGCTTCAACTGCGTATCTTAATGCATCAATGCAGTGATTATAAGTGTCAACAGGTTCGTTGTAATATTCATCCGTATTTTTGTCTTTTTTCCAAGTATAATTGTCAAATTCCTCAATCGTCTTATAACAACGTTCATCGATAACAATATCAAATTGACTAATAAATTGAATGCCTGCCATAACGCTGTCTTTCCCTTTCATGGCAGGCACAATTCTATCTATACCGTTTGCTTTGATTTCCATAATGCTTTTTTGTTCAGCCGAATCAGCCGTTATTTTTTCTTTCGAGTAACCTAAGTCATTGATAACTTGTGCAATCTCGTTATTTAGCATCCCTTTTTTAACATATTCCGACATGACATAAAGCTTTTTGTTATCGCTGTCTATTTTCACGTGAATAAAAGCGCTAGGATCATTGACATATCCAAAGTCTAAACCGAAATACGAAGGTAAATGACCTACTTCTTTATCGCTAATTATTCGCTTTTCATACTTAGGGAACACCAACTTATCAAGTGTTGCGAATTCGCCTAACGCATATATTTTGTAATATGCCGGATTCCGTGTTGCTAGCATCTCTAAATTTTCACGTGTCATATCGTCTAAAAACTTATTGTCTTTGTAACTCGATTGTCTAATCAATACGCCTTTCATCGGTTTACCATGTTCAAAAAAATATTTGTATACCCAATTCAACTTAGACACAGGGTTGAACATTAAAAAGATTTGTTTCAGTTTGTGTTTACGCTCTCTCAAACGTAAAGTCAGCTGTGTGTAATCATTTAACGTAAACTCAGATGCTTCTTCCATAACTATATCTGACACTCCTTTTATCGATTTGATTTTTTCTGGGTTATCTAATCCCTTAAACAAAAAAACTGCGCCATTTGGAAGTTCGACTTTGTTATCTGTCTTATTCCATAGGCACATGTCCCAGATACCATAATTGATTAAACATTCTTTCACATCTTCAAACAAACTGTCTTTGATTGTCGACTGCACTTTTCTCAGCCACAAAATACGTCTTGGATATTCCCAGTCTTTCAAAGCTTTCAGTACAACTTTTTGAATAACGCCATGTGATTTACCACTTGAACCGCCACCATAATGGACTTCAGTAAAGTAATCGTAATTGAACAGTATTTCGAATATATTTTTGTTGAACACTTTTGACGGCTGCTTAAAGTTCAAACTAACTTTCGTCATCGTAATCACCAATGTTTATTTCTATATTTTTTTGTGTAATTTCTTTTTTATCAATGAAAGCACCATGTACTTTTAAGATATGGTCTATTGACCGCTGTCGCTCTTCTACATTAGGCGTGATAGTGTAAGTCACTTCTTTATCTACTTTACCACTTAGATGGTCATATCGCTTCGTATAAGCTGTCTGTGGTTCTCCTCGCGCAATTGATGCGGATAATGCTAAAGCTTCCGTTATACTCATTAGGCTTTCTACTTGAGCCTGCTCGATACGCTCTTTAATGTACTGCTTTATTGTAGTATTTTGTAGTAGCTTCGTTGCGTTGGTATTTGCTTTGTTTTTAGAATAACCTGCCTTAATATACGCTTGCGTTGCGTTACCACTTTTAATGTATTCATCTGCAAACCTTTGTTGTTTTATGCTTAACTTCATCTCATATATCACCACTCTCACGCTAATTGCTTAATAATATTTCAAAAAAGACGCCACACAATGTGCAGCGCCTAATGATTTTGTTTTGAGTATTTTATTTGAGTTATGCACTCATATCAACCACATTCAATGTAGCTCATATCAGCACACAAAAGACGCCTCTCAGGCGCCTTAACGTTCTTTTAATATCAATAAAGGAGTATGGGAATCAACAAAACCGAAAGAATCATCGTCGTACATTTCTGCACACTATTAATATAATGTAATTCGTCAATATCGTAAATAACGTTAAAGTACCTTACTTTTATGTGACGTTTTAAACTCTATTCTTTTCATCAGCTCAGAATGTTTGTTTTTAATGTACTGTTCAGAGTATCCTAGAGACTCAGCGATGTCTGCTAACTTATACCCTTCAATAAACCTTAATTTCAGTATCTTGTGTTCTAATCCCTCAAATTTATCAATAACATCAAGAATCTTTTTCTGTCTTGTTTTTAAAGTTTGCAACCTCTCATTGATCACGTTGATTTCATCGACCACATTATCTGTTTGCTTGATACGTGATAAAAAGTCGTGCTTTTTACCCAATCTAGCCTTATCGTTGACGCTAACCGCTCCCCAATTCTCTATTTCATCGTTGCAAATGTCTTTTCTAAGTTTTAAACTTTCTATTTCTAATTTATTAGTTCTATACATCTCAATCAATTCAATCATTTACTCACGCTCCTTGATTCTGTCACGCAACAATTCAACCTCATATCCTTTAGCTTTCAAATCACCTTTCAAATTAGCATTTTCAATCATGCTACCTACGAGTAAGAGCGATACAAAGATAAGCATAATAACCAACCACACCATTAACCACTCACCTCCGCACGTATATCGTTTAAATCGATATGATCATATTCATTAAATGCGTCTACGTCATCGTTAGCTGTTAGTATGATGATTGCTTGTTCCGTTAGGTACGTACCTAACTCATATAACGCCAATGTGATTAATAAGTTGATTGTTCGTTTAATCATTCTGTTTCCTCCTTATTAAGCCCAATCCGGCATATTGCATGCAATAACTTGCTGTTTAACTTTAGGGCTCTCATACTTCTTAATCGCTTCCTCTTTACTTTCTGCTTCCACAACCTCAAAAGACTGATTCTCTCTGGCTTTAGTTGCTTCTGTGAAAGTTTGACCTGTTGAATCTGTGAATGTAGTGATTAGGTATTGAGTCATTCGTCTGCTCCTTTCATAAAAACTAACCAATGTGTCTTACTTCGTTTGTTACCTAACAGCGGCTTTTGACTGAAACACTTTAAAACTTCTGACAATTTTATTTGTTCTTCGTTCCATTTAAAAATTAGTGTTCCGTTTGGTTTTAACACACGCATACACTCATCAAAGCCTTGTTTTAAATCTTCTGGCCACGTTTCATTAAGCCGACCATATTTTTGTACTAACCAACTTTTATCGCCACCCCTTATCAAATGCGGTGGATCAAACACGACCATATAAAAACTTTCATCATCAAATGGCATATTTCTAAAGTCGGCCACTATGTCAGGATTAACTTCTAATTTTCGACCGTCACACAAATTCGTTTGTAGTTGACGGTTATCCATAAAAACTGTGTTTCGGTTATTCTTATCAAACCAAAACATTCGACTACCACAACAAGCGTCTAAAATACGTTTCATTTAATCTTCCTCCATCACATCGAACAATAGCTTGAACGTCATCTCATTTAATGCATAAAAGTTACTATCGTGACCTTTTATTACATAGTCACCAAGTTTAGCAACTTCTGTCCAACCATTGTTAAAAAATTCTAATTGATACTCCCAATCAACAAACGCTATAGAAAAACGTGCTTTGTTATTAGCCCATTTTTTTATTTTTTCACCGATTTCGGTATCGACATATTGAATAAACTCAAATTCTTCTTGTCTAGATTTAGCTTTTTTTATATTCACTTACGCAGCACCTCTTTCACTTTAGTTAGTATGTCCTTCTTAAACCCGTCGAATTCGACCCGTTTAGAATCCACTTGACCCGAACCCTTTTTCTCCTCTTGCTGACTCACTTGTAAATTCCTCCACTTGCTCTAGCTCTGGCGTCCAGATAGGCACAATAACTAATTGCGCTAGTCGGTCGCCTTTGTTGATTTTGTATACTGGATTATCATAAATTTTATCGTAATACGCTTGACCATCGACATTGTAAATAGGATACATAACATCGCCGTAGTTAGTGTCTATTTTTGCCTCATCATATTCTTTTAAGTTGATATAATCATTCTTAATATTAATCTTCATATTTCCGTGAAACCCTGCGTCAATCTTTCCTGTCTCAATCACTAAATGCGTTTTACTACTCACACCACTACGGCTAGTCAATAACCCAACATAACCTTTAGGAATATTCACTGCAATATCTGTCGCAATTAACGCTTTCTCTTGTGGTTCCAACACCACTGTTTCGGCAGCGTATATGTCGAATCCTGCATCAGTATCGTGCTCACGTTTTGGCATTGTTGCGTTGTCTGATAATAATTTGATTTGTAATGTATTAGTCATTGTTTGTGTCCTCCATATTATTTTCTAATCTTTCAAGCGCGCCTAAATAAATTAAGCCAACCATTTCAAACTCTTCTCGTGTTAATACTGGTGTAACTCTCTTTGCTATCGTTAAAAGTTCTCTAGTTTCAGCTAGGCTTATCTCCATTTCACTCGTCCTCCTCATATTTCCATGCAACCGAATCAATCAATTCAATAGCTTTATTAATAATATATCTATCGACTTCGTTATCAATTTGCCGAATAGAATGTTCTAATTCACGCATTGCTTCTTGAAACACCTCAAATAGTTCTTCATTAGTCATTCACTCGTCCTCCTCAAACTTTTCTTTTAATTTTAAATATGTTTTGTATTCTTGTTCTTTTCGGTATTTTTCTTCTTCCTGTTTTCGCTTATTTATCTTGTAATCAAAATATTCTTTTAGCACTTGTTGGTTGATGAATGGCAATTTTCCTTTATCAAGTATTTCAAATTGTATTTCATCATCTAGTAACATATTTACAAATCTAAAAAGGTTAATCTGATACCTTTTAATAGCATCAATATCAGCTAAGTCTTCGTCTTCTTGCATATCTGTATCAATTCTCAAACAGTGGATAAATACCTTCTTACTTTCGGAAACAAAAACTATTGCAGGTAATTTATTAAATGAATTGACACTAAGATTTACATGAAAGACATGTGTTAAAGTTTCACCCGCTAATTTGTTCATATATTCAAATTTATATTCGGGCTTAATAATTCTTTTTTTAATCTCTGATTGAATTTTATAAGGTGCTTCCATCTATTCGTCCTCCATAATTTTATTTAATCTCTGTTGCACTCTGTCGTAGTAAGGATTATCCGACCACGCTTTCTTGTGGTGTAGGTGTGTGTTGAATAAATCAACTACATCGTCTAATTTGCGCTTTAGATCGTCTCGTCCTTTTGAACATTTAATTAGTTCGTTATGCCAGTATTTACTTTGCTCTTTATAGTATTCTTTTGAATCGTACATGCTAGACCAGCTCCCCATCTTTCCAAATTAAAATTAACTCTCTATCCTCATTTTCAACATAGAAATGAGTTGTTAGTGTTTCAGCAAAGCGTGATAAGTGTTCGTTTATACTCATATGGTTAATTGTGTACAAACTATCATTATTGATTCGCCCAATAAATCGAACAATTAGGTCAAGTCTTGTATCTTTCGTAATTTCTTCTTCTTTCCACACAATAAAATTGTCAAAGTGTCCTACGTTAGTGCAGTTAACACGTCCATTTTCATCAAAATGAACGTTAACAAATTTACTGCTAGAAAATGTTTTACTTTTCACGTTATTTTCCTTTGCCCACTGGTGCAATTCAGAAAAATTCATTCTCTTTTTAACTTTTAATTTCATCCCACTAATTCACCGTCTTTCCAAATTAACGTTAGCGTCCCATCATCATTTATAAGGTATAATATTTTAGTAGTAATATTTTCTTCACGGTCAGATTCTTCTAGAAGGCTTTCTATAGTACTTCTCTTTTGAGGTAAAAAAACTAATTCTCCTTCAAACTCATACACTTCTAATAACAAAGGAATAACCGTTCTCTCCGTGATTTCTTCTTCCGCTTCGACGGTGAAAGTGTCAAAATGATAGATGGGTTCCATGGTGTTGAACGAGTCGTCGCTATAAAACTTCACTTCCCTTCCATAATATGATGTGAAAGTTTCACCTTTCACATTATTCTCTCGAGCCCATTGAATTAACTGATGTAGGTTCATTTCCTTCTTAACTTTAATTTTCATCATCGTTCCTCCCCAAAGCTTTCTCTCCAGTTGCATACAGAAGCAATGTGTACATTACATCTTGTAAATTATCCAATATTTCACCATCTTCATCGATATAACTTTCGAATTCTCGATACTCTGTTGAATTGCTCCCCTTAAAAGTAGCGCCAAAACCATTTTTAATACATTGAAATTTAAAGTCATATCCTGCATAATTTACGTGACATTCCAATTCGTCATTCTCATTTTTATAGATTTTAATCATCATCGTTCCTCCTTGTTTTTTATATCCCAATTTTCTTGCATATCCTTTACTTGATTAGTTACCTTATCCAAAACTTTTTGCTCACGTTTCAAATCTAGTTCACTAGCATTCGGACGGTTTATATAATATTGCAGTGCATGCTTTACTATTTGCGCGTCTCTGTACTCGTTAGACATCTCATACACTCCTTATTCGTTTTAACATCACGTCTATCGACTAACATCGTTACACGGTTATGACTGACGTTAACCACAAACCCACGTACACCACGTTTGCGTAATTCCTTTTGTAATTCTGTCGGCGTTTTGCCTACTGTATCAGTGCGATAGCGTTGTCTTACACTGTTAGATAAAATCATTTATCACACCTCAAAAAAACTTAACTGTTTAGATTCTTCAAAATGCAATTCGTGTTTTTTAAGATAGTCATAAAATTCTTACTTATTATCAAACTCTAATTTCAATCTTGTGAATTTAGTTTTGAAATGGCCATGCAGCAAATACAATCCATTTACAATGTGCATGTGCGCTACTTTACGCCCGTCTTGATATAAATAACGCTTTGTACCAAAGTGTTGTTTTAGGTAAGATTTTGCTTGTGACTTATCTGTCATTTTCATACTCCATTTCTTTGTCATCCCAAAATTTAATGGCAAAATTTATACTTTCTTTTGCTTTCTTCAAATCTTTAACCCCATTTTTAAAAGGCGCTCTAACGATGTATTTGATTGCGTTATAGATTTGTGCTGCGACAATTGACTGCTTATACCTTTTCACAATCATATTGATAATCTTGATAGCCTCAGTACCATCTTCAAACATATAGTGATGAGGTTTATTTATCTCTGATGTTTCATGTGTTGCAATTTTTGTATTACTCGGAATCGGATACCACTCCACATCTGCGTTGATTTCACCATAAGTTCCATTTTCAAAAATAACATTCGCATATTCATACGTTTCATTTACTTTTGTCACTTCAGCTGTTCCGAAAATAGTTTCGTAAACCCACTTCTCATCATCTGTATCTTTGAATTGTTGTGAACCAACTTCGACACTCACTTTATCACCAATTTTCAAGTCTTTAATTTCCATTATTTGCGTCTCCTTTTAATTTCCGTCCACATATTGGGCAATAATTGATATCTATATGCGCACACACTTCGCCGTGATCCAATAACATCAATTTATGTTTCTTAAATTTTGCCCATTTAAAACTTTTTCCAATTCGCAATGAATAATTTAAATAGTTATCCGTTTTAAACCCTTTGAAAAATCTTAACTTGATAAATTTTCTTTTATGTGACGGTTGACAGTATTCGCATTCATTATTCATTTTCCGCTCCTTACTGGCGTACTGACAGCTTTATCTACTGTCCACCCTAAATTAATTACTCTGTTATATACATGGCCACGCTTTAACTGATTTTTATGCATTTGTTGCACTTGCTCATCAGTTAGTATGATTCTTCCGTCCACACTTCTAATCTTCATGACCACAACACCTGTCTTAATAGATAGTTGTAATAGTCGCTCGGTTTGACGTACTGCGGATACTTAGTTAAGTGCGATTTGTCCTTACGACTATCCATAAAGCGCATATAAGCCACTTTCGGAGGAGTAGGTGGTTTTGGGAAATCCGTATAACTCACACGCTTTTCTTGAATGGGTGTAGTAACAGCCCTTTCTGGAGTCCACCCCATTCTTCTCACACGACTTCTTGCTATCGCTCTAGGTATGCCGTTTTGCTTCATTTTTTCTTCTTGCTCTTTTGTAAAAATCTCTAATTTTTGTGCCATTATTCCACTCCTAAAAATCCAGTAATTCCGTCAAATCTAACTGCCCTAATTCTTCAAAGCTCAAAAGATTGAATGTACTTTTGAAGCCATCTATATCGTCAGTAGTACGATTGATGTGCGCTAGTTGTGTGTTGTCTAATCCTTTGATGTGATATTGTCCGTCAATATTCCGACTAACTACTACAACTGGTTCTTTGTTGCTGTTGTATAAGTTATACATCTTATTCATCGTCGTTCAGCTCCTCGATAATCAGCACCGTCCGTGCTGTTTCACTCCATTTTTTGAATGTTCTGATTTCAACAATTTGATTATCATCATTCCATAGCTTGCCATTACCAGCGTCAAGCACTGTCTTTAACAAGTTATCTAAATCAGGTTTTGTGTTTTTGTATCTTGTTAACATTGCAGTTAACTTTTTCTTCGACCAACTTTTTAAAGGTGGAAAGTAAAACCCGACTGTCAACTTAATATCTCTTTCACTTTTCAAATCCGGCATTTGATCAGCAATGAATTTTTTGTGTTTTGTATAATGCGTAGGCATATACGTCTGCACAAACTGCTTTACTCTTCTAAAACGGGGTCTAGGTGACCCCATTGGTTTATCAAAGTGTTTTTCATCCTTATAAAAGATTTCAATTCTGGTTTCTTTCATGTCTGCTCCTTTGCTTAAAGTCGATTTCGTCAAATATCAAATGACTTACTTCGTCATAGTCGTCAAACGGGCTTATACGCTCGCTCACAAGCAACCTTTCAATCGCCCAACCCATTTGTACCAAATTGATTTGAATGAGCGTGTCGTCTTTGTATGTGCTTCTGTAGAGGTCTCCTAAAAATTCTTTCATTTCTAGCACGGTCATGTGAAAAACCTCTGCGTTGCTTTGTAATACTGAAACTTAACCGTACCTGTTGCACCATCTTTATTTTTCGAGACGATAACTTCTAATTCAGACATGTCAGACGATTCTTGTTGCGTCTCATCTCTGTTGTAGTAATCATCACGGTAGAGCATGAATATCATGCTTGCGTCTGCTTCTATTCCGCCAGACTCTTTTAAATCGCTCATCATCGGACGTTTGTCGTTCCGAGATTCTACACCACGATTCAATTGTGATAGCAACACGATGATGCAACCTGTTTCGTTTGCGATAATTTTTAGGTCACGGCTTATCTTCTCTACATCAACACGTCTATCGTTTGTTGGTGCGTCTGATTCCATTAACTGCAAATAGTCGATAAATATGACTTGCGGTTTGTCTGATGGTTTAGCTGCTTGTTCTCTTATTCTCGATGGTGTTAAGTGACTTTCGTCGTATATGTTTATCTTGTGTTGTTTAATCTTGTTGATCCCTTCCATAACTTTAGAGGTCTTTTCAGTCCCTAACTCAAAAGGGCGTTTAATATCCGATAATGAAATAGCTTCAATCATCGCTATCATACGTTTAATAACTATGTCGCCTGTTGTTTCTAAACTGAAAAATGATACTTCATAGCCCCGTTTCGCAATGTTCCACATCGTATTAAGTGCAAGTCCGGTTTTTCCCATCGATGGACGTGCTGCGATGACGTTTAATTGGCCTCGCTCGAATCCGTGTATCAATCCATCTAATTTACCAAAGCCGGTGTGTATAGTTTGTGGTGGTTCGTCACTCAGAACACTTTCCATCACTTGCGACAAAAATTCGTCTGTCTTGTTGCTTTTTTCGATTGTGATGTCTTTAAGACTGTTTAACTCATCGAGTAAATAGACAAAGTCCTTTTTGCTAGGATTGCTTAAAAAGTTTTGCGAACCTTCAATCGCCTTACGTGTAATGTAGTCGTCTAACAAATTGATTTGGTCGTCCATAAAAAACATGCGGTCAGTCCCGTTTGACTTACTTATCTGTGTGAATCGTTTAACGTCTACAAAATCTTTATCATCACGGCACTTAAAATAAATCTCATTCGGATTTACTACACCGACATCTTTTATATAATCGATAATCTTACGTATATCCTCGTCGACAAACATATCGGTTCTTAACTTGAATTTGGGGAACAAGTCAGGGTTTTTCATCAAATTAGCGAGAATTGCTTCTTCGGTGCTCAATCTATCAATCATCAGCTTTCAACTCCTGTAACAATTGAAAGCCACGCTCTTTAACTTTTCGCCACTCCTCAGCGTATTCAGGATCATGTTTCAATTTATATTGATGCGTTTCTTCTTTCGGTTTTTCTTCTGCTACAAACTCTTTGGGCTTAATCGCTAAGACGTCAGCTAACGTTGGTTTGTATTTACTTTCTTTAATGTAATTCTTCAACTTTTTAACTGAAGCTTCATAATCGCCTTCTTTAATGAGTATTGATGTCCACGCATCATATTTGGATTTATGGAATTCCATATTGTAGCTGTCACTCACTAAAGATATGAGTTGAAAAGCCTCTTGTTCGGTCATAGGCATATAATCAACCTCCAAATAACTCTTGTCTTTTCTGTTCTAAAAAGTCATTTGTCTTTTTAGTTTTTTTAGGTTCTATCTTCTTTGTTGCTGCCTCTTTCGTTTTGATTCCATCTTTATTCCAATTCTCCAAAACTTTGATAAGGTAGTTAATACCTTTGTTGTTCTGTTTACAGTAATCAATAGCAACTTGTACAATCTCCACTTTGTGACTTTCAAAAGATTCTATCGCTTGTTCTAATTCTTGTGCTTTTAGTGGATTTTGTATCATCTCTATTTCTTTACTAATTAATTGAAATAATTTTGATGTTTCGTCCCTGTCTCTATTAATACTTGTAATATTAATACTTGTATTATTCTCTTCCGTCTTTTTATGGATAGGGTGGGAATCTTTTTGTGGATACCCCTCTCCATTTTTTTGTGGATACCCCTCTCCATTTTTCATTTCGTAAGGAGGAGTTATATATATATTTCTATCTTTTACGGACATATCTTCATTTCTAGTAACAACAGTTTTAATGTAACCTTTTTCTTTTAAGTGATTGATCCAGTTAGAAACTGTTTTTTTATGAACTTGATATAAATCAGCAAAATAACTATTACTAGCGTATGCATATCCATGTTTGTTAGCGAGAGCCGTTATCTCGCCGTACATAATAATTTCCATTGGCTTCAATTCTTTATCATATCTAACATTTGCAGGTATGATTGAATAATAATTTGGTTGCTCATCCATCAGTTTTTCCTCCTTTCAGCATTTTATTAAGTCGTTCGTCAACATCGACCCAACTATCATGCAAGTGATATTTGTCGTTAAAACTGTCCATGCCTATATTGTGCTGTTCTGTATGATGTCTATGGCATAACGCAAGTACCTTATTATCTGTATGGTCTATTTTGTGTCTGTTTCGTCCACGCCCTACCGCTTGATAATGCGCTAGTTCAGCGTGTGGTTTACCACATATCGCGCAGTTACGATTAACTGTCGCCCAGTACAAGAATGACTTATCATTTTTTAACAAGTCACTTGTCTTGTGGTTCAGCGGTATGTCGTTGTGGAAAACCCAATCCAGTATCACTTCAATAACTTGTTTAGCTTGTGTCCTGCTGCAATTGCTGAGTGATAGCCTGTCGTAACCCTCGACAAACGACACATAGTCCATAAACATATAACGCATGTACTCACGTGGTTGACCTGTATGTTGTTCAATATCGTTGCATAAGGCAAATATCTTACGCCGTTGTTTGTCTGTAATTTGGAACGGATCTACGACGTTTACATCAACTTCCACATCAAACCCGTTATCTAGCAGCAACGTTTCCTTATCACCTAATTCGACACCCGAGATGACGACAGTTGTTGTGCCGTCACCTTGAGTGATGTAGCTAGTAATTAAAGGCATCTAATCACCTACCAAACGTCATCTACATGACCACGCAATTCGTCCATTACTTCTTCTGCTTGTGGTTTGATGAATTTTATATATGAGCTCAATTCATCTTTGCTCATATGCGTTATACTTGTGTCATCTTGAATATACGACTGCAAATATTGAGCATATTCAATTTGTTTTTCAGTAGGTTTGTCAAAAGGGTAAATCTTCATCGTCGATGTCAATCGGATTATTTGCGTTAGTGAATGGATTATCTTGTGCAGGCGCTTGACCTCTTTGTTGTTGTGGTTGGTTGTTAGATTGATTGTTATTTTTAGACTCTAAAAATTGCACGCTATCACAAATCACTTCTGTAACGAATATACGTCGGCCTTCTTGGTTTTCGTAACTGCGTGATTGTAAGCGACCATCAACGCCAGCTAGATTTCCTTTATTTAGATAGTTGTTCACATTTTCTGCTTGCTTACGAAAAACAATACAGTTTATAAAGTCTGCTTGTTGTTCTCCGTTTTTATTTTTGTAATTGCGGTTAACTGCCAATGTAAATGTTGCTACCTCCACGCCTGATTGCGTCGTTCTGAATTCCGGGTCTTTTGTTAATCGACCTACCAATACGACTCTGTTGATCATTATTCATTCTCCTTTGCTTGTTTAGTCCAATTGTCTAACTTTTTGATGAGTGCACTAATTTGTGCATTAGTTAACGCTTGAATATCGCTAATACCTAATTGATTTTGAACGTCATCAATTGTTACTTGCTTGCCTAATGATTGCATCAATTCGCTAAATTTGAGCATCTCTTCTTTCAATGTCCCAATCGCTTTTGCATCAGGCTTTGTATATTGCTCCTTCTTTTGTTTAGCATCTGCATCGTCTTCGTCCGTAGGGATATTGAAGAATTTCATTAAGAAATAACGTTCAGAATAAGTTAATGCAGTCCCTAGCGCTTTGGCAGGGTCATCTTGTTGACCGATTGCGAAAAACGGGAGCTCTAATTGTTCTTCCGGTTTATCCGCATTGATCCATGTATAAATCAATTTAACTTTTACTGTATATTCGGTTGTGGTTACTTGTTTTTTGTACTTAGGACTGTATCTTGTTACGTCCTCGACTGAATATGTCTCTTCTAATGTTTTTGGTACAAGCAATAGATTATGTTCAATCATTTTCGAACGAATACGATGCAACACTTGTGAACCGCTAACGTAAGTGTAGTTGTATCCTTTTGTATCTTTGGTAAAACCATCAATATTTGCTTTAACATCAGCTATTTTTTGGTATAAATTGAGCTCACTCATCTATCTCACCCTCAAACTTTTAGTCTGTTTTACTTCGACGCCTTTGATGTCAGCACCATTCTTGATGTCTTTGAGCAAGTCTTTTTTGTTTAATTTCGGTGCTTGCGATACCCAGTATTCTTTCGGTATCAATGATTCTTCGGTAACGTCTAAGCTCGGCGGATTGTTTGCGATACTGTAACTATTCAATGCTGTTTTGAATTTCTCTTTACCTGTTGATTCCATTGCGAACTGCAATGATTCTTTAAGCCTGCTGATTCCGTTTTGGTTTGATGTCTTACGTTGACGTAGGCGTTTGATTTCTTCATCAATAGCGACGTTGTCAGCTTCCAGTGTTTTGATTACAGCTACATATCCGTCCGCTTTGTCCTCTAAAGCGTCATTGATGCTTTGTAGTGTCTCGATTAGCACAGTCTCATCACCTTGTTCAGCTATGAGGTCATAAACTTGTTGATACGCGTCTGTCAAATTAAATAGTGTCGTCAACGATTAACACCTCCTCTTCATCAGTAGTTTTTGGTGTGTTGAAATGAATCGATGGAATTTTATTATTCTCTTCTTCCAAATCCTTAATTTGAGCTTTAAGCTCGATATTTTCATCTTCTAAACGTTGAGCTTCATTTTTGTAAACCGCTCTTTCTGCGATGAGTTGGTCGTATCTTTCTAATGTGATTAACATTTTTTCGTTTTCCATGTTAATTCCTCCTAGTTTTTAATTAGTTGTGCCATGATTCTGTCTAAGTCATCTGTTTGGTATTCGATGTAGTCATACAACGCTGCACTGATAACTTCTTGCGCGATGTCTATATCTGAGACATCGTATACTTTCGTTTCTGCGATGATTTTGTATGTCATGTCAGTGATTTCAATCAAGATGTAATCATCTTGTCTAGTAACGTGCTTACGGAATTTGAAGCCTTCTACTTCGATGATTCCTGAAAATTCTTCTCCGTTTGGAAAATACATTTGATAATCCTCCTGTTTCGTTGTATATTGAGGATAGATATTTATGCGAAATTACTATCCTCGACTGTTTGCTAACTGCCATTAGCACTCAGTCTTTTTTAATGTGTCGTACACATACTTAGTTAAGTTATACATCACCGCTTCTGCTAGTATTACGACAAACAGAATAGTAGTGAAGTACATGCCTGCAAAAGCGAGTATTGTCGTTAGTACGATTGCTACTGCTACAGTGTTGAACCATGCGATCAAATATTGCATGCCTGTTCCTCCAATTCTTTAACAGCTTCATCTGACAAATCGTTATACGGAAATTTTTCGCGTGCTAATTGAATTGGAATTTTACCTCTAATAGCAACAAACCCCTCTTCTTCCATTTTTTCATTTAAAGCTCTAGTGATAGATGTAGCCTTACTTTTCGATACACCAGTTAGAACCTGTAATTCCTTTATGGTCAAAAATTGCTTTTTCATTTGCCCCCCTCCTCAAAGTCCATTTCAAGTTGTCTAATTACGTACATTGTTGATTGTGATGGAAACCAATTTGTAATGATTTCCATTACATCGTTAAAATGTTTCTGTCTTAACTGCGTTCTCGTTTTAATTCCGGCCATTGTATTTACATCATTGTTAATGTTTTGATACAGCGGTTTGTTAACCTCTTTGCTATTAGGTAATCCGTGAATTTGTCTAATGTATGCAACGCGTTGATGTATAGTTTTAGTAACCAAACCATATTCGCCTGCATCAAGTTTTTGGTTATCTTTTAAATCAATAACGTCTGCTTTCACACTTTCGATTTCCTCTTTGGTTTGTTTAGTAGCTTCGAACATTAATTCCAGCGCTTGCATAGGATCACTTGGGACTTGATACGTTCCTGTTTTTCTAATTGCCGGCAAAACTTCCGAAGTTACCCAACGTTTAAACTTTCTTGCTATTTTCCTAATGTTTTCGTTTTTGCTTTGTTTTGAAGCGTCGAAAATAAGGCTATATAGTCCTGATTCGTTAATTAAAGTTACTGTTCTTACCTGACCTGCGTACTCAATTTGAGTACGTAGCTTATCTTCTTCTTCTACATGGTTATTAATTGCATTTCTATAATTTGAGTAACCTAAAATTTTGGCCACTTCATTACCAACGACGTATGGCTCATTTTCAATCGTTAATGTTCTTACTGGTAAATCTTCAAAATTGAATGTTTGTAAATTCTGCATTTTTAAATGCTCCTTTCTGTTAAAGTGTTGTGTATAATGTATCTAACGCTACTGCGTTGGATTGGGGGTGTTACATAATGGAACAATTTATTAATCCAGATAAGTTTGCATCTGCTTTTATTTCTAACCCAAATGTTTCAAAAGTAGAAAACGCAGATTCTTCTGTTGAACACTATTTTGATTTGTATATAAAAGCTTTTGAGCGAGCAGTTGAATACAATCAAACTATTGTCGATGAACAAAAGAAGAAAAAATCTGGACAAAAATCTAACGGTCTTAAAATCAGAAATGATTTAAGAATTTAATCTTCGTAATAAGCGTTGAGCATGCGAGCTAGTACCTTGCAGTCCTCTTCGCTTATATCGTTTTCAACGAAAAAAAGTTGAATTTTTAAAAATAATACTGGAATACGAATACCTTCAAATTCATCTTTAGTTAGAGACCTCAAATCTATCTTTTTCTTTTCCATAATTGTCCCTCCTTGATTACTTATCATTTGAATTAATTGCTATTGTGATAATTGATAGAATTATTGCTAAAATGCTTACGATTAAAGAAAACATGTTAATCCTCCTTACAGTAATTTAAATTCAACACCATCTATTTGAATGAATAGATTATCTACATCAGGATTTTTCTTTTTGAAAAATTCAATTCTAGCTTTGTATCCACTTACAACAGATTCGTTTAAGTTGTTTACGCTCCAAAGTCGTCTATTACCTTCTTCGTCATAGTAGTAATAGATGACTTTTTTGTTTTGTTCCTGCATTTCGTTGTCCTCTTTTCGTGTATAATGTTGTTATCAACCTAAGGAGGTGAATAACAATGAATAGCTATATCATTTCGTATGACTTGAATGACCATAAGGATTACCCTAAATTGATAAGTAGAATAAAGGATTATCCTAATGCTGAAAGAATCAATAAATCTGTTTGGTTTGTTAACTCAGTATTCAGTGCGAAAGAAATTAGAGACGAACTGAAACTATTTGTTGATAATGATGACAGCCTGTTTGTAGCTAAGTTGACTGGTGAAGCTGCATGGAGCAATGTCATATGCGATTCTAAGCATTTGAAAGATTATCTCTAGTTTTTATTTCACGCCCTTCTTTTCTGAGGGGCTTATTTTAATTTCTGTAAATCTATCTACTTTTTTTATTAATTCGTAAACTTCGCTCATACTGTTTGCATATATTACGTATCCATTGCATTCATTTTCTTCTACGTAAATTCTATAGTTAGCAGTTTGTTCCATGGTATCCTCCTTATTTTTATAGTTGTCACTTTCGAAACTTAAAATTTAAAAAAAATCATCAACTTTAACATTTAAATGGTCTGCTAATTTTTTAGCTTCTGAAGTTGTAAAATCTCTACCATTAATTCGATTTATCTTTATACTCAATAAACTTCTACTCATTCCAATCGCCTTAGCAACTTCTTTCTGGTTAGTGCCTTTAAGTGCAATCAAGCTTTTTATTTTTAAGTATGGTTTATCTGCCGCGCTCGTTGCCATTTAACCCCCTCCTTTTTGTTTCGTTTGTAACAACTTGATTTAAGAATACATTATAAAAGTTTCGATGTCAACAACTTTTATAGAATTTTTTTCTTGCGTTTCGTTTTCGAAACTCTTATAATGAACTTATCTTATATAAGGAGGTCTTCATATGGGCATTGGTGAAGGTTTAAAGAATTTAAGAAAAAATAAAAATATGACTATGGAACAATTAGCAACTGACCTTAATAATAAATATCCTGACCTAATGAAACTGACGAAAGGTAAGATTTCAAAATGGGAAAATGAAAAGGAAGAACCTCGATTATCAACAGCCAAAGTTTTAGCTGAGTACTTCAACGTAAAGATTAATGATTTGTATAGTGAAGCAAGTACTACATATAAAGATGAAAACTCAATCACTTCAATATACGACAAACTCACACCTCCCCGTCAAAAGCGTGTATTAGACTTTGCTAATGAACAATTAAATGAACAAAACAACAAAGTCTTACATATAAATTCACACAATGTAATATCCGAAGAAGTTGCTGTATACGGTTATGCTTCGGCAGGCACTGGAGAAACGTTGATAGATGGTGTGGAATTTACGACGCAATACAACGGACACATACCTAACCACGATTTTGCATTGCAAGTGAATGGTGACTCAATGGAACCTATGTTTGAAGATAAAGAGATTATCTTTATCGATAAAACAAAGCAAATCAACAGTGGTCAAATTGGTATATTTGTCATTGATGGTGAGGCTTATTTAAAAAAGGTGTTTATCAATGAAGAAGGTATACGTTTGGTATCTTTGAATTCAAAATATCCTGATTTACATTTTGATAGTAGTCACGATATTAAAGTAGCAGGAAAAGTTATATTGTAGTATTTAGCGCCCTCAAGGCGCTTTATATAAAAACATTTAAGGAGTGTGAAATATGGATATTCAGAAAATAAAAGCTAGCTATATGAATGGATACAAAACTCAAGCATGTCACTATGATTTTTTAGGCGACGATATTCAAAATGCTTTTCCTTTGATAAAATTCGAAAATTACTTAAGTTTTATTTTATTCGAAGCCAATAAAGATGTTTTTCATGCTTCGAAATTTTTAGTTATAGTTGACAATTATGACAATCCTGAAGAAACAATAAAAGTCAGAGAAGAAGATTATAAAAATATAAAAAGACTGTTGATGGACAGCGAAAAACGCGAAAGATTCGAAATTTTCATCGAACACTATTATGAAAAGTTGTCATCTAAAAATATTTTCATAATTGAACCTATTCATTTACTCTATATAGATAATGATTTAACGTTAGATGGTAAGTATCAAGCAGAAAGAGACTATAAAGAATGGTCAGAGGAAAACAAAACTTCTTTAGACAATTATAACCATGATAAAATTAGTCCTTATTCACATTTAGACTATGAAGGGCTAATATTAAACTTCGATAGCGAAAAATATAATAGTGACTTCTCATATCAAATGTCACAAGCCGAAGAGTGCTATAAACGAAAGTTATTTTTGCCTGCCGCTGCTACATTAAGTGTTGCATTAGAAACTTTACTAATGGCTATATGTGATAAAGAAAACGTAAAGCTGAACAGTAAAGATACAAACGATACTATGATGAATTATTTAGGTCAACGATTACTTAACGAAGGGAAAATAAACTATAGAATGCATAAAAGGATTGATATAACTTATTCTTTAAGAAATTCAGTTTCTCATTCAAACCCAGGAGAAGTTTCAAAGGCTGATTGCCAAATAATACTGTCTTGTATAAAAGTGCTAATAGACGAACATTATTCAAAATAAAAGATGCCTTTTCTTTCTTTTTCAGAAAATTCATCAATTTTGTTGAACGCACTTATAAATGCCTTAGTATATTTCGCTTTAGATACTTCATCATAAGGGTTAGAGTAAACATCTGTTGTGCATTCCAAATGGTAAAGTGCATCATATATGATCGCTATTTCATCTTGGGAAAAGTTCATCGATTTCACCTACTTTCCCGTTAATTATAACATGAATTGATTAATAAGTTTATTCTTAATAGCAACAAGCTATTAACAGGGTACTCCTGTACCCTTATTATTTTTTTACTTTTTTTGAGGAGGAATGACGAAATGCCGGTGTACAAAGATGACAAAACAGGTAAATGGTATTTTTCAGTAAGGTATAAAGATGTGTTTGGAAATAATAAACGCAAAATGAAGCGTGGATTTAAAACAAAACGTCAAGCTAAAGTTGCAGAAGCAGATTTTATTCAAAAAACTAAAAACGGTTATTCAGATAAACAAATTTACGAAGTTGTGTTTTATGAACAATTAAAAAATACCGATTTAAGAGAAAGGACTATACGCAGAAAAAAATATGATTACACGAATCATATAAAAGAAAAGTTTGGAAACCGTAAAATTTCAGAAATAACACGGCCTCAGTGTTTAGAGTTTAGAACTCATCTTATAGATAATTGTAATTCAATAAATACAGCTCGTACGATCTGGTTCACTTTTAAAGCTGTTTTTTCATATGCTTCTCTTTACTACGGTTTGTCGCCAAATCCTTGTACTGGTATACCTACAATACCTAAAAAGAAAACTAAATTCAACTTTGTAACTAAAGAAGAATTTCACAATAAAATAGTTAATCTGAAAAACGACACATATCGAGAAATGTTAACTTTTATGTTTTATACAGGCACTAGAGTGGGCGAAGCAATGGGGATGCTTTGGGAAGATGTGAATCTAGAAAGAAAAGAAATAAGTATATCTAAAACTTGGGATATCACTCAAAGGAAAATGGCCGATTATCCTAAAACTAGCTCATCAATAGCTATATTGCCAATACCAAAAATTCTCGTTGAAATGTTATCTGATATGTATGAAATTGCATCAAATAAATATTATGGCTTTAACGATTCAATGTTTGTTTTCGGTGGTTACGCCCCACCTGATTACGCACATTTTTCGAGAACCGTTAAAACCATTTTTCCTAAAATAACATCACACGGGTTAAGACATTCTTATGCAAGTTACCTTGCTGATAAAGGGTGCGATATTTATGTGTTGCGAGATTTGTTGCGCCATTCAAGTATAACTGAAACAGTTGATACTTACACTCATTTTTACAATAACAAAAAGCATGATGTTATGTCACTATTTGATGACTAA